CTCACGGTGCCTGTCAGGGTGATGTTGTCCGGCGTGAGCTCCTTTCTGAAAAGCCCCTGCCGGATCGCCTCCGTGTTGCTGATCTGTACCGGCGTCTGCACGCCCTTTTTCAGGCGCTGCTTGGCGGCCTCGGTCTGCTCCGTCGGCGGCACTGGCTCCAGCGGCTCGGTGCTTTCCTCGGCTGCCTCGATGACTTCCTCTACGGTCTCGCCCTTGGTTGCACGCTCCGCTGCCCTGGGAACCATGCCTTTCAAATCCGGTCCCGCCTCGGCGCGGCTTGTGAAGTCGTTGGGGGCGAAACGCTCGCGCTTGGCAGGTGCCACGCGCTGCACGCCTGCCTGCTGCCGGATGTCTGGCGCTGCCTCCTCCTGGCTGGTGAGGTCATTCCCGCCGAAGCGCGCGCGGCTCGCGGGCTGCACTCTCTGCACGCCCGGTTGCTGACGCACGTCCTGGGCGTCCTCCGGTGCAGGCTCTACGGCCCGGAAAAAGTCCACTCCGGCGCTCCGCGTTTCCGGTGCTTTACTTGATTCAGTCGGCGCTTCGGCCTCCGCGCGTAGCTCGGAAATGGCTGATTTACTGGGTTTTCCTTTCTTGCCTGTCATTTGCTGCGCGTCGATTTCTGTGCCGTTGGCTCTCTGATAATTCTCCACGGCACCCTTGGCGATCTGATCCCACATCTTGACGATGCTGTCCAGATACGCGCCGTTCTCTTTCAGCGCCTGCGCCTCGCGAATGCTGCCGTTGAGCCCTCTGTAATACTGTTTCAGGCGAGCGGCAAACTCCCGCAACTTGCGCAGGATGGTTCTGAACACGTTCGGGTGCTCTTCTGCAAGCTGCTGAACAAGCGTGCTGTCCGGGAGAATGTCCATCATGGCGTCGGCCACAACCTCGCGGGACGCCTGCTCATAGGTCATCTGTCCGCTTTCGTCGAGCGCCTGCTTTTGCTCAATCATATCGTGGACGTTCTCGCCGCGCTGTTCTATAGTGTAGAACACAAATTCTCTGAATTCATTATACTGTCCCGCATTCCACTTTTCAATGAAATGTGTGAATTCGTGGGCAAATGTCCGCAGCATGGTATAGTTGCCCAGCCCGCTCACGTCCTTGGTGCTGAACAGACCGCTGTTGATATCCACATAGATGGTGTCGTCCTTCCACTGGAAACGCCCCTGTGCGGAGGGGAAGAGGCCTGTGTTGCTGTCGGCCTGCGAATTGTAAAGAACGATGTTGACGCCCGTGGTGTCCGCATAGCGGGTCAGCAGGCGATAGGCGGTGTTCTGGCTGTCGTTGAAGCTCCTGCGCAGGTCGGCAATGGTCACGCCCTCGCCGCGCACGGTGCCCCGCACACGGGCCTGATTGCCGCCGCTCTTCTGCTTCTGTGCCGTGGCAGTGTCGCGGGTGACGGCCTTGGTCTCCGCGTCCGTCTGCCCCAGCTGATAGGCCGCCTGTGCCTGCTGCGTGGTCAGGGCGGGGACGTTGGCTTCTGTCAGGTAATTAGCTGACACGCCGCTCTGCCCCATGTCATAGGCGGCACGGAAGCCCACTGCAAACTCGTTCACGTCCGCGTCCGGGGTCTTGTCGAAGATCTCGGTCACTTTCTCCGGGGAAGTAAACTCCCGGCTGAAGCTCTCGATGCTGTCATATTCCGGGGCGCTGCGCCGTGAGGCGGTCGTGGTCTCAGCGGTTGCCGCATTCCCGCCCTTCTGTGCGCCGATCTGCCATGCGTGCTGGAACTGCTCGCGGGTCAGATTGTCGCTCTGTGTGGAGTTTTCAACCGCCTGCTCGTAGGTCAGGCCCATTTCGCCCAGCCGGAAAGCCTCCTGGATGCCGTGCGCGTAGGTCTGCGGGTCGGCGTCTCCAATTTCCAGCCCGTCCATCAGAACGCGCTGCGCCGCCTCGGGCACGTCCATGTTGCTGATAACCTGCTGGACGTACTGCACGCCGGTCTCCTGCGCCGTGGGCATAGGCTGCTGCACGGTGCTTGTTGCGTCATCTGCTGCGTTCGCTGTGCGGTTGGTAGCAGCGCTTATTCCAGCCTGCCCGCCGCCGAGCAAAGCGCCAACAACACCGCCGCCAACAGCTTCCTGCGCTGCGGTGTACGGGTTAAAGGTCGCTTTTGTGTCCGTCGGGTCAAGAGAGAACATATCACCAACGCTGTCGCCCCGCGCGCCTTGCATAAGGCCGCGTTCCATCATGCCCTGGATGACTTCTTCCTTTGCTTCACCAAGCACCGCATCCTTGAACCATTCTACAACAGCATTTTTCCCGCCCTGCTCTTGCAGACGCATAGGAAGGTTCTGAATGCCGCCAAGCGTTTCATCTGCGCCGCCGATTTCTATCATGGCATTGAAGAAGCCGTTAACAAGACCGTAAAGGCCTGCGTCCTCCGCGCTCATGCCCTCTTCCAGTGCGCTTTCGTAGCCGTCGCCAGCTACCTGCAGATAGGAAGTCCAGAACTGGGGGTTTTTGAAGAGCTTCGTCAGTCCCTCCCGCGCCATCATACTGATAGCGCTCAGCCCTTTGGCACTTTGCAGCCCGGAGAAATAGGACAGCCCTTCGGTGGTCGCAGCTCCCGCTTGCGCTGCCTGTGCAGGAGCAAGAAGTATCGCTTCGATTGCCATCGGAATTGCGGCCACAGTGGACGTGCCAAACTGATCGACAATCTGCGCGGCTCTGCTGCTGTTGGCGTTTGCCTGATATTTCTGCTCGGCGGCTTTCTGGCCCGCCATCGCGTCGTCATAGGCCCACTGGATAAGGTTCCTGCCGCCGACATAATCCAGGTTTACGCCGGGAATCAGGTTCAGTGCATCTATGGCGCCGTTGACGCTTTCTGTGCCGAGAACGTGAAGATCCTCTGCAAGATCGCCGAACAGGAATTTCACGGTTTTCCAGTTGAGGGCGTTCCATTGATTGGCGCCTTTCGAGACACTGCCCTTGACGATATCCCACCAGTTTGTTTTCTCGCCGGTGACCTGCGTGCGGTCTACACCGAGAAGTCGGTCGACGACCACATCGGCGGTGCTCATATCCTCCGGTTTGTAAACGCTTCCTGCGCTCTTGCCTGGCTGCTGACGCTGCTGCACAGCTTGCTCTCGCGTCGGGTATCCGGCCTGTGTCAGATAATCATCATAGCTCGTGCCGCTTTCCCTCGCCTGCCTGAACTGATCAAAGGTGAGCGTGCCGGAGTTGTTCATGCTCTCCTGATAGCGCGTGCTGCCGCCAGAAACAGGCTGCTGCACAGCAGCAGGCGCAGATACCTGCTGCTGTTTCTGCTGCTGCGCAGCGGATTCCTCGCGCTGCTTCTTGAATTCATCAAAGCTCAGTGTTTTCATACTCTGCTCCTATATCTGTTCCGACGTCAGTTAAGCTTAACCTTTCTCTTTGCCGTGCTCCCTCGGTCAAGCTTGTTCGCCGTGAAAGGAATGACGTTCTGATTGGCGCTCGCGCTCGGAATCGTCAGGCCGTACGCGCGTGCGAAGGACTGTACAATCTGGCTGCCCGGCTGATAGCCCTGCGAAAGCAAATATTCAAGGTACGCTTGCTCGTCAGACTTGCCGCTTCCGGTTCCTGCGCTGCTGCCGGAACCGCTTGTGCCGCCGGATTTACCGCCGCCCATGTACTTATCATAGGCCGCCTGGGTCTTCGGTCCCCAAACGCCGTCAACGGTGAGACCGGCGCCCATGGCGTTAAGCTGCTTCTGGACCTCGGCAGTCTGCGAGCTGTAGGAACCGCCGCCTCCGCCGGAGCGCCCACCGCCTCCGCCGCCAGAGCCGGAAGAGCCGGAAACCTGCGGTGTAATCGTGCGCTGGTACTCGGTCTGCAGCGCGTTCGCTGCCTCTCTGGTAAGGCCGGCCGCCTGCAGTTCCGCGTCCGTTGGTGTGTAGCCGCTGGCCTTGATCAGCGCCACAAGGTTTGCGTAGGCCTGCTGCTGGCGTGAGAAGGCGGTCTTCTCCTGATCCTGACGCCGGTTATACTCGACCTCTTCCTGCTGCCGCGCCACTTCCTGCTGATAGTTCCAGTCTGACAGCGCGTCGCGGTACCGGCTGTACTCGGTGTCGCGCATGTCTCCGATAAGCCCGTACTGCTTCAGAAGGTCGTCGCCCTTGTCGCGGTACATGTCATAGGCCATGCCGTACAGCTCGGGGATGACCGCGCCCATGTCCTTCAAATAGGCGTCGTATGCCTGCTGCCCTACCTGCTGCCCGTAGGTGCTGCCATAGCCGCCGGTGAGCGCCGCAGCCTGTCCCATGGTGTCCTTCATAGCCAGCTTGCCGCCTTGAACATACTGATCCTTGTACGCCTGGTACATCGGATCTGCGTTCACGTCGTAACTGAACGGCTCCCGGTTGCTGATCCTGTCGTAGATATCCTGAAGCTGCCTGTCAAAGGTGCCGGCATAGCTCGGCTGCTGCTGAGTGCCGGCCGCCGCCTGTGAAACGGCAGCATCCATGACGGCCTGCGGGATCTGCTCATACTCGTTATCGTTTTTTGCCATCGTAATAACCTCCTCGCATTACGTATTGCTTGTCCATCCGGACCACGAATATCCGTTGTACAGGTTTGTCCAGATTCTGCCCTGGACAGGCATAAACTCAACGATATAGACCATCTGAATCCACCTGTTGAGCCAAAGCACGCCGCGGAGGCCTACAAAAGCTGTATTGGCGACATCAGGAGGGTAATTGGACCATTCTTCAAAACTGTTAGACATACTGAAGAACACGTCTGCATTCTCCTCAGAGACGCGGTTGTCTCTGTTGACGCTCAGGAAGTCCTTACCGAAGGATGCGCCCTCCCTGTCATTGTCTTCAAGCGGGATATGAAATGCCTGTGCCGGAATGCCGCCGATCAGGAAGTCGCCGCTCGCCGGCAGTTCCACCGAGCTGCCCGACGTCCGCTGCGGAGTGGTTCCGACGCCGAGAGTCGTGCCTCTGCTGTTGCGGCGGATAACAACATTGCGCGTCACGCTGTCCAGCGTGAAGTTTTTGGTGATTGGGTCAGATACCTTGTCCTGAATGGTGAATATCAGTGTGTATCTTGATGTCGGGTTCAACGAGCCGCCCTGTATGGCGCTCTGCACGTCGGAACTCAGGTCGACCGCGGCACCGCCGCTGATCTGTACCTTGAACTGCAAAAGAGCGTTCCCGCTCAGGGATGTATAATATGTGGCTGTCGCTCCGGCCCTCCAGTATGCGCCGCCGCTCTGTTCCGATCCGCTGCTGTCGCAGCGATATGTCTGCCAGAAATTGATGTTGGCGGTCGGTTTTGAATACTGCACCACTGTCACCTGCGACGAAGCGGCCGCGCCGGAGAGCCCGCGTTGGTCTGTGGCTGTTACCGTGAGCGCCGTGTCTACAGTGAGTGCTGCGGTCGTGCCTTCGTATTTCCCCGTGCTGCTGTTGTAGCTCATGGTGACGGCAGCCCCGCCGGGATAGGTGATCTTGACCGCAGAAATCGCCGCATTTGAGCCGGGCGCTGCACTCGCCGTAACCTTGCATTTGCTGATGTTTGCAATATACGTCGTCGGGAAATACGTGGCAGCATTCCCGCTCTGAACGATCTCGGTCGTGATGTTGGAAACGGTCGGCAGCATATCGCTGCCCGCTGTCACCGTAAATGTCTCATACAGACTGCTGTCCTGGTCAACACGCACCGATACACTGAAGCTTGATACAGCGGTAAGTCCCGCCGTCGTGAACCACGATTTTGGCACCTGAAATGTCATAGTGCCGCTGTTTGTCATCGAATAAAAAAGCTGCGTGTTCCCGTAGTACACACGCACGGTCAGGCTTCGGCCGGCGCCGTTGCCGATAGTGATGGTCTGATTGCTTCCAGTGGTCACGTTGCTGCTCGCCACGCTCAGGCTCAGTGTGGCCGCACTGAAATTGCCGCTGACGCTCGCGCTGTCGCTGTGCTGATAGTCGGAGGGAGAGCCGGACATGGTATCGCTGAACCAAAAATACAGCGTCCCGCTGCTTCGAATATCAATGCCTGTAAAAGTGAAAGTCGGGCTCATGCCGTCATAACCAAAGCTTTCCGTCCTGGTCACTTTGGCTGTGTACCCGGAAGGTGGTGAGCTGCTGCCCGTCGGATCAAAGGTGTAAAGATAGCAGTCAAGTGTGCGCGTCCCTGTCGGTCCGTTCGAGGAAAACCGCGTTGTGACAGAGCATCCCGTCAGCCTTTGGTCATCCGTCAGGTTCAGCGACGCGGAATATACCACGTAAAATCCGACCGCGCTGTCGTTGTAATCATAGCCTGAGAGCGTACGCCAGCCCTTCCAGCCTTCCGAGGACCCTCGGCGTGGATTCTTTTGATTCAGTGTCAGTGAACTCATGGCTTAGCTCCCCACATACAGAAATTCAATCTCGCTGCCGTCGTTGCTGCTCTTGATCTGCCAGGAGCTTCCGATCTGCAGCAGTTGTTCAATCAGAACGTTCGCCACGTGCAGCATGCCATCCTGCGAGTTGTACCAGCCCTTTTTATAGCCGTCAATCCAGAACTGCCATCCCACGGACGTATACAGGCCGAAAGTCTGGCCGCTGTTCATGTAGTAGTATGTATGGCCGTCGCCGGGGTTTCTCGCGTCAGACGGCCCGCACTCGCCCGCAAATTTCAGGTCTTGCGCTATGGCAATGCCGGTCACGTATTCGCCGGTCTCCGGATCTTCCACAATGCCGCGCCGGATTTCGCCGTTGATGCTCGTGTAGTAGCTCTGCAGCAGGCCGATGCTGTCCTGCACGCTGTCGATGCTGCTGCCGTAATCATAGCTCTCCACGACGCCCTTGGCCGTGGTTTCGATCATGCTCGTCACGTTTTCCTGGAATGTACCGAACTCCGAGCGGGCGAGGTACATGCTGTCGTAGACCTCGGTTTTGCTGTCCACATAGCTCATGACAGCGTTATCGCCAGCGGTAATGTCATCCGCATTTTCGTCGATTTTCCGCTGAAGGTTGTTTGCGCTCTTAATAATCAGGTCGCGCAGCTCCAGCGCGTTCTTTCGCACAGCGGCAATGTCCCTGTCGTTGGTGCCGCCAGGTCTGAGCACCTGCTGACCATTCTTCTGATAAGAGATCGATACGTTTGTATTATCTGCGGCCACGCCCGCGCCGGCCACATCGCCGAGACTTTGTGCCATGCGAAACAGGTAATCACGGAGATTTTCCATGTCTTTCCTGCTTTGACCGGTCAAAATCGGCGGTTTTTCAGTGAAGGAAAAGGGCACCTATACGTCACTCCCTTTTTCGAGAATTCGGGCAATTGAATACATGCGGATGTTGCCATGACCGACGAGTCTGAGCCGCAGATGGTCGCAGCGACGCGGCCGCACTGGGATGGTCACTGTGCCGGTGTTGTATAGGTGAAAATCACCCACACGGTCAAACACGCCCGAGCTGTCGTACTCAATGAACATCTCAAAACTGCTCTTCGGCTCCATGTTCACGCGAATATTGAAGCGCGACAGATACTTCTTATCCGGATATTCATAGGTCAGCAGGCCAGTAGTACACGACCACTCATAATCCCCCTCACGTGTGCCCTCTGTTCCGTTGATGGCCGTGATCCCGTTCTCAACCAGCGCGTAAAGCTCGTCTCCTACCTGCGCGAAGCACTCGACGTGCGTCTCATCCTCGTGCATCCAGAGGCCTTTCCCGACGTCGAACACAAACAGGTGCCATGCGTTGTAGACGTCCTGCATTGAGATATAATACCGCTGCCCGAAAACGCCAGCCACGGCCTTGTAATATCGCTCCTCGCCAAGCGCCTGCGCCACATCGGCAGGCATACCGCCCTGATAGGCTACGACACCCGTGCGGCTTTTGTAGTACAAGGTTTCGTTGACAATGGCAAGGCTCTTGTGACTGCCCTGCTGCACGCCCCGAGCGGGAATATCGCCGATCTGGTGCGCGCCCACGGAGGAGACGGATATCGGATGAATAACGTTTTCCTTGAAGAAGGTCGGCGTGCCCAGGTAGTTGATGCAGCCTGTCCATGGGCCGTCTGAGCCACGGGAGGCCCGCCAGCTGTCCGTACTGACGCCTAAATACTGCTCCCAGTTGCGGAAGTCGCCCAGGGCGCAGCAGTATACCTCGTTGATATTCTGCGTGCCGTCGTTGCCGTAGAAGCAGCCCCACAGCCGATTTTGCGCCTCGCATACATAATCCATGTCCGGCACGGTCCTGCCAATGTTGAAGCTCGCTTCGGTCTGCGTGTACTGCGTCTCCCGAATGCCGATCAGCACGATATAGTCATAACTCGTTATCTGGTCGCCGCCCACGGCATAAATGATCTTGCTGCCGTTCAGGTCGTCGAAGTACGCGCCGGAGATATTAACGCCGTCGTACTCCTTGAAGGCGGCGGAGAGCTGCCCCATGGTCTGGAAGTCGAGGCGGGTGTAGACCGTCTCTACGATCGTCCAGGTATCGGTGTACGTGCTGTACTCCCGTACGCTGTTGTCGGTCGTGTCAATCCAGATCGCGCCGTTGGCGGGGGCCTGCGGCGCACTCGCGCTTTTTGTTACGTCTGTGTAGTATGTCCCATCCTGATGGCACATGGTATAGGTTACTGATCCGCTGTATGTCCAGCTCGCGCCCATGTCGCCGAAGTCTGTAAGATCCTGCGTGTTGATGTATTTCTTGTCCGGGAAGATGCAGATATACGCGCCCATGCTGACAAGCTGCGTCTCCCGCTGGGTTTGCAGACCTGTCAACCCGGTTTCGTAACCGTTGGCATAAAGGGTGCCATTGTCTACCCAGTACAGGGCATCCTTGGCAATGATCGCCTGCAGCCTGGTAAATGACCGGTCGAGCCGTCCTCGCTGCAGCCTGTTGGCGAGCATCGGGTAATACTGCGTTGTCAGGTTCCAGGTATCGTAGAACTCCCCGTCCCGGATGCGAAGATTGTGGTTATACCCCGCGAATGTGTCAACAAGCTGCTGTGACGTGGCTTTCTGGTTCAGTTTGGGATAGTAGGCCATAGCGTAGTACCTCAGTAATATGTCTTCTTTGTGCCAATCGGCATATGACTTTGATTGTAGGCATTGCGGAATGAGCTGTAAACGGATTCAAACATAGCGTTTGAGGCGTTGAAATTCTCAAACTCTCGGTTGTTGAAGTCTATCTGCGCCGACAGCCAGTGAATGTACATCTCGTCCCAGGGCTCGCCGACAAGGAGCTGCTTGTCCATGTCATCGTCAGTGTAACCTTTGAAGGCTTCCCGCGGCTCCTCCTGCTCGTGTGTGTCTATCTGCTCCATCTGGACCTTCATGTCCAGGCGCGAAAGCCACTTGATTTTTTCATTTGGGCCGTACAGGTTTGGCTTGAGCTTATCTATTTCCTCGATAGCTTCAAATATTTTCATGTGCGTTACTCCTGTTTTGAAAAAAGGGAGCGTGTGCGACGCTCCCTGTCTGCTTATTTCTGCACCTTCTGCTGATACTCGATCGCTTCGAGGATCGCACTCTCAGAGTTGTTGAGAACTTCGACGACGCACTCGGGCACCTGCACGGTTACGCCGCGCTTAATGAGCCACGTCCTGGTGTTCACGCGCACGAACACGTCTTTCTGGTTCTCGCGGGTGAGCGGCAGCCGGATGCTTACCAGCTTTTCGCCCTGGTCGTTGGTCGCGGCCTCTTCGGCCTGCTTTTTGGTTTCTGCCATGATCGTAACCTCCAAATCAAAATCAGAAGGAGAGGGGAGGCGTCCCCTCTCCCCGGTTGCTTAGTTGGCCGCCGCGTTCGCGGAGAAGCGCTTGGAGCAGCTTTCCACACGAATCAGGTAGGTCGGGACAAGGATCTCAGCAGTCTTCAGGGCTTTCCAGCCCACAGAGCTGCGCTGATCCAGCGGGTCGGCAGTTCCCGCGCTGCCCTTCTGCTTTACGATGGTCTGCAGGCCGCCGCCTTCGACCTCGGTGGTGCCGTAGGCGCCGTCGCCCATGAACAGCGTGGCGAACACGGAAAGACCGGACGGGCAGCCGGTACCGCGCCAGATCTTCGCCTCGGTGGTCTGCACGAAGCGGACGCCGGCGATCTTGCCGATCTCGCCCTCGTACAGGTTGTCGGTGTCGACGTACTTGTGCGGGGCGCGCCAGTCGGGATCGCGCATGATGTCGTACGCAACATAGGGGTGAATGATGGCGACATAGTCGCCGTCGATGGTGGGCGCGTTCTGCGCACGCAGCTCGGCGACAACCTGCTCCACCAGATCGACGGTCAGCATGGCGGTCGCGTCGAGTGCCGCACGGGAAGTGACGGCAGTCTCCGCGCCGGTGGAGGCGTCGATCTTCGGGGCGTACATGACGTTGGTCCCGGCAACCAGCACGTTTCTGGTCACGGTATCGAGCGTCAGGCCGGCCTGGCGGCCGAGAAGCTTGGTCGCCTCAAGCACGGTGTTGTCGATGGCGGTCAGCTCCAGCACATCGGACTGCGTGATGTAGTCGCCGTACTGCGCGACTTCGGCCTCGACGGTCGTCACGTCCAGGCTGTTGCCCTGGGGGGTAACGCCCTCGGTCAGCGGCGTCAGCGCCTTCTGGAGCGGGGTGAACGCGCGGAACTCGATCTTCTTACCGCCGTTGCGGGGAATCGGCCTCTTCTGGCCGAACTGGTCGTGTACGAGCTGCGCCTGCGCGTAGTCGATGAGGCGCATATCGTAGAACGTCTTCATTTCCGGGGACAGGTCGTTCCCGGTGGTGTCCAGCAGCGTGGTCTGCACCGCAAAGTGCTGGATGAAGCTGCGGACAAGGGTAAACATTTTCTTCACGGTTATTCTCCTTCTCACATGATGGGCGCAAGGAGAATATCAGCGGTTAAAACCGGATCTTCTCTCCTCGCGCGACTCTCCGGGCGATTTCCTCCCGGTCTGCACGGGTGAGCTGTGACACATCGCTCTTGACGCTTACGCCGCCTGCGCCTGCCATTGCGCCCTCGGCCGGCCGTCGCTGGCCCGCACGTACAGCGTTCGCCACTTTTTCGGTGACTTTCTGTGCCGTGAAGTGCATGGCGGCGGGGATGATCTCATCCTTGTGCACGACCTCATAGGCAGTCTGGACGGGCACATTCGATTGAAGGAGCTGCCGGAACTGAGCGTTCTGAAGCTCGGTCGAAAGGTCAAAGCTGGGATAGACGCTCTTCAGCTGGTCGGCCTGCTGCATCCACGCGGCAAGTGTTGCATTGGCCTGCGCCTCATTCTGCCTGGCGTCGAGCTCTGCCTTTAGATTGGCGTTTTCACGCTGCATCTTTCGGATCGACTTCACCTGCTCAACGGTGAGCCCCTTCTCGAGAGCTTCATCCTCATAGAAGGACTCGTCTTCCTCGATGGCCTTGCGGATAGCGCTGATATCGTCGGCCTTCACGCCGTACTTCCCGGCCAGAAGGTCGAAAACGGGGGCAATGGCGTTGTACTTCTGCACGATCGCCTCGTTGCCCTTCAGGCGCTGCCGGATTGTATCCTGCACTCGCGCGTCATAGAGGTCCTTGTACTCTCCCTTGATGAGCTCCTCGAATTTGGCTGTGCGCTCGTCGGTGTTGATCTGCTCCGCGGCGGCCGGAGCGCTGTCCTGCTTGCCATACTGCACGTTGGCAAGGGGATTGCCTTTTACGCCCTGCTGCGGCTGGGCGGGTGCCGCTGCTGCTGTCTGCCCTGCTGCGGACGCGCCTGCGCCCGCGTCCCCGCCTGCTCCGGTGCCACCACCAGCGCCGCCGGCGCCTTCGCCGAAGTGCTGAATGTCAAAGAGACGGGAAAAGAAAAGTTTGCGCATAAATGCCTCCTGCCCGTCAGAGTGGGCGAAGCTCGTAACCTGTCCGTCAGAGTGGACGACGCTCTTTATTTTGAATCGCCCTTCATGGACGTTTCAAACGGTATCAGTGCGGCATGGTCGGGGTATGCCTCTGAGAGAAGCCGGAAGCCCGTCTGTGCCACATAGAAGGTGTGTAAGGCCTCGCCGAAGTGTGCTTTCTTCGGCACGCACGAGACGACGACGCGCCCCGGCGTATCTACCTGGATAACAGGGGGCTGTTCCAGCTTTCCCTCGTCATCCATGTTCTTGATGACCTGGGCAATGCCAAAAGCGTACATGCTCGCCCCGGCACACACAACATCAAAGCCTTTCGGCCCGGCCCCTGCGTGCCCTGAGACGCGCATGGAAAGCTCTCGGCGCTCCGGCGTCAGCTTGAATTTAACTCTTACCATGTCCGTTTACCTCGGTGCGGTGGACTGTGCTGCCCTTGTGCGGGCGTTCTTGGTGACGTTGCTCTCCCCGGATGCTTCGCCGCCGAGAGCGTCAAGCCCCTGTGCGGCCTGTTTGCCTGGGAGGGCGCTTCCGGGTGCTGTGCCCATCTGCATGCCGAGCTGCGCCTGTACGGCCGGCGCGAGCTGCGAGCCGGTGGCCTGATCAAGCATGACGGCCATCTTCATGGCGATTTCCTGTGCCATCATAAGCCGCTGGAAGAGCATTCCATTCATCTGGACCTTCTGCATGACAAAATCCTTCCGGTCGAAGTCCATCATGTCGAGGGCGGCGAGCGCCGCGTCCGCGTTCTCCGGGGCAAAGAAACCGCCGGTGTAGAACTGAAGGGCCAGCTCGTTCTGTGCCATCTTTGTATAGGGGCTCTGTTTCTCCGCGGTGACCTCGATGTCGAAGAGCGGGAGCCGATAGCCAACCTCTACGCCCATTTCCATGGGCACGCCGTTGACCATCTGGCCCTGCGGCTGCGGGAGAATGCCGGCGTTCGAGTATGAGACAAACTGTTCCGTGCCGTTCTGCCCGAGAATGCGGAAATACCGCGGGATGTCGTAGAACTGACGGATCAGCTCAATGCAGATCAGCATCACCTTGCGGAAGGCCCGATAGCTGCCCTTGTTGTTGTCGCGGCTCAGGCGGTTTCCAGCCTCCTGCATGGCCGCAATGGCAGAGGCAGCCGTTACGCCGCCGGTGGTGCCGCCGGTCGTCACGTCGCGGTTGCCGGTCGTCTCCTTGAGCTCAGTCACTTTGTTTGCAAGGATTGTAATAAAGGCCTGGTTCAGCGGATTCGTCGGCACGGGCATGATGCTGTCTGTTCCGAGATTGCCGTCCACGTGGATGAAATCTTTCGTCACGTCGGCGAATTCTCGCTCATTCACCCCTCCGTCCGCGCGGATGAAGTGTCGCGGGCGGGCATTGAACAGCATGTTCTGGAGAACAGCCTGGTCGCCGCGGTCGATGTACTCCTGTGCACTCTTGCCGATATCGATATAGCCAAAGCCCGTAGGCGTGCCCTTGCAGCGCATCAGCCGGTCGAACACAAAGGGATAGAGACCGTGATCGTACCAGCCGCGGTCGGCGTACTCCGGATCGTTCTCCGTGGCAAACAGCGGCTCGTCCTGCCCGGCCACAAACTTGCAGTAATGCAGCACGGTCTTTCCGTCCGCGCCGCGCTTTTTGTAGTACCAGTCCACAACGGCGCTCTTCTCGTTGGTGTCAACGGTGTCGTCATAGATGTACCTGGTGATGTCAATGGTCGGATTGGAAAGGCGGTTTTTCAGCTGCGGATAGTCGCGCTCCAAGATGTCGTTGTCCTGGAGCGTCACAAAGAATACGTTCCGGCTCTGCTGTATATCCGTGATGCCGGATTCCCAGAAGAGATTGATCAGATCCACGCAGGCAATGTCGATATCGCCGAGCCCGTTGTTCTTGCTGGCGTCCCAGAAGACGCCGTACACGCCGGTACCGGACTCAATTTTGTCGTCCAGCACCTGCGAATAGGTGTCCTCAAACTCGCACTGATCGAGGACCACGGGCAGAATGGACGACAGCATTTTCGCCTCCTGCTTGTCGCCTTCCTCGCGCGGCAGGATGTTAGCAGCAGGGAAGTTGTCCATGGCGTCGGCGTGCTTGTTGGCTATGCTGTTCAGCAACCATGCGCTCGTAGGCTCCACCTGCTCGTACTGGCCCTTCTCCCTGCGGGTCTGCCTCATGCATTCCCACTGACGGAGCTTGTACCACTGCTGATTCTCGATCAGGCGCCGTTCCAGGTTGGCCTTGCCCTCCTTGTATTTCAGCAGTGTCTGATAGGCCTCGTTGATCTCGTACTTGCCAATGGGCAGGCGCTGAAACGGTTCGATGTTGCCAGGATGTGCGGGATTGTAGTCCACCGCGCTCATATCAAGGCTCTGTGCAACAGCCACATTCCCGGCGCTATTGCTGTCGAAGCTGTCACCGGCAAGCGCCGCACCGTCGCGGGCGAGCTGCCTGGCATAATCCCTGTTAATTGGCATTGTCGATGATCTCCATTCTGTGTATTGTCGGCGCCGGCATGACATCCTCTTCCGCAATGTCGAGATACTGATACATGCCGCTCTGCCTGTATTTGCTCGGTGCCGGTGCAGCCTTCGGCTTGATCGGCCTTGACATGAGGAAGTATCTCGTCTCGTCGGCCACGTGGTCCTCACCGTCCGTGTCCAGATCTTCAGCCACGTACTTGTCGTACTGCAAGAGGGGAATGGTGCGTATAAACGCCTTGCAGTTGGAAAAGACGTACATCGAAGGGAATCCGTTCTCGTCGAACTGAAAACGGTAATGGATCTGCATCCATCCGGGAATCCGCTTGTGATCGCCCTTGTCGAAGTACACACCGCACTTGGCCGCTGTTTCTGCGATACTCTCGCCGTACTGCGCATCCCATATAGCCGGGTCTGCAATGCCGTGGATGGTCTTGCCGCGCAGCCACGGGTGTTCTCGCTCGGTGCGGGCTATTTGAGCGAACAGCGTCGGAGCGTTCAGCTTCAATCCTTCGTTCGGCGTTTCGGTGCAGCCGTACATTTCGAGGATCCGATAGACGACGCCGTCGTAGTCCACGGCCCACCAGCCGACACTGAACGGCCTGCGATATCCCCAGTCGAAGCTGCGATAGATCTTCCACTGTGCCGGGATGGCGAACGGCTCGATCACGTGTGTCCACCGGCGCGAGTGTAGCAGCTCCTCCTTACTCTCGGTGCAGCCCGCCGCCTCGGCCATGACCATGTCCGGCTCATTGCGGAAGTCCTCAAAGAATTGCCCCTCGAATATATCCCAGCGGCCGTACAGCCACGCCTCGCGGCGTTTTGGCGGTAGGGCCATGAGTTGGTCAAGATATTCCGGCTGTTCCTTCATAAGGGCTTTGTTGTCCGTCACAAGCGATTGGATGAAGGTGTACTCCTCCGGCTTTTCGGTGTCCTTGAAGTGGCGGTCGATGAACAGCCGCTTCACCCAGCCGTGGCCTTCGCCGCCGGGGTTGCAGGTGAGATAGATCCTCTTCGGAAACTGGTTGACGCCGCGGACGCAGGCTTTCAGAATGTCCCAGCGCTGTTCCGGGTGCTGTGTGGCCTCGTCCAGGAACAGGACGTCTATTTCTGTGCCCTGGAACCGGCCCTCGTCGGCCTCGTTCTCGAGATATCGGAACAGGATCGTCGAGCCGTTGGGGAAGGTGATCTTCTTCTCGCTGTCGTTGTACCTGGCAATCCTGTCACTGCTGTCGCAGCGCAGCATTTGGCGCAGCTGCTTGATGTGGTTCTCCCGCAGTTCCGGGTAGGTCTTACGGATGATGCAGCAGATGATGCCTGGATAGTTCAGACACAGCAGTACGGCCTTCACACGCACGCTCCAGCTCTTTCCGCCGCCGCGCGCGCCGCCGAAGCAGATGTACTTGTGCTTGTCCTCCAGGAAGAGCCGCTGTTTTGGAGACGGTGCCGGCAGTGTCAGCCTGTTCATTCTTCCGCTCCATAGGTGTCCACGAATTCCACGATAACGCCCTGGCTCTCCGGTGCCTCGATAATGCGCGTGTCGCTGCGCAGCTTGGCAATGCGGGCCTGCTGCTCTTCGATGTCAAGCGCTGTGCGGTTGAGCCCCTGCATCTCGCTGATGTCGCGCAGCGCAGAGGCAAGGAACTTGATTGCCTGCGCGTTCATCACCTTGTCGCTCTGGATAGCGTCATAGATGCGGTTCATCATAGCGTCGGTGATCTCCATGAACTTGTCCAGGCGCTCGCGCTTGGCCTCGATGATTTCCTCGTCGCTGATCGGAACAGGAACATTCTCGTTTTTCTGTTCCTTTTTCGCACGCTGTTCCCATCTCGGCCTCGCTGCTTCGCGGTTTATCTCCGCTCTCTGCTGCGTCCATTTCTCCGCTGCCGCAGTCTTGCGCAGCGTGGAATAAGAAACGCCGTATTTCTTCGCCAGATCTGCGAAGTTAAGGCCAGACGCGAGGAAGTCCGCCCGGATGTCCGCCCAGAGCGTTTTATCCCTCGCCACGAGATCAACTCCTCTCCAAAATCTATTATAAATCGGGTGTATATCCCCGCCTCCGAAAAAAAGGATGGGCCATGAGACCCATCCTCCTCACTTATGAACAGTCGCAAAAGGGCAAGCAGACCAATCATGCAAACAGTATCTCTCTTTATGCCTGCTTGAGCTGTACCCGGAGCGGAAATAGAGCCTGACGGAATCAACCTCTCCGGTCCCGTCGCAAAATATCCTCGTTCCTCCCACCGCGTCGCCCGCGTCTTCGCCCCGGTAGTACGGGCACACGACCGACGGACTGTGATACCGGCGCGGCATGGTCAAAATCTCCCTGCGACGGAGTATCGGCGTACCACCCCGAATGACTGCCCGCAGTTCTCGCATTTCCGGCCGTGCAGCGGGAGCCGTATACTCCCGCCGCTGATCTGTTGGACATTGAAGCCGCCACTCTGCATCAGTTGCGCGCATTTTTCGCAGAGCGTCAGAACCTGCTCAGCCACTGTGCTGTCCTCCTTTGCTCTTCCGGAAATCGCCTGCATTCGGGCAGGTCGCCCAATGAGGGATCCGCGCCATGCCGTCAGGGTTCTCGTCCACGTCGATGTCGCAGCGGATCATCTCGCCCCAGCTGTTGACGACGGTCGTTTTGCCCTTCGGATTCTTGCGGTACCGTCGCAGACCGGCGTCGGCCGGCATCCATCGGCCCGCAGTAGTACGCAGCCATACGATTGGCGCGCCGCACTTACTGCATTTCTGAACCTTAATCATTGGGTACCTCGATTCCCAGCTTCCCGTCCAGCCGCTGCACCTTGGCGTCCATGTGCTCATTTACCTCATCGTTGATGCCAAGAATCAACCGCAGCTGCTCGAGCATGATCGTCACGTCGGCGGCCTCGTCGGCGATGGCCTCAATGTTATCCGCACCGCGGAAGTATTTACACAGCTCCTTGGTCAGCTCGCTCATTTCCTCGATGACCATCCGCAGCTGAGCCTCAATGCCGTACCGGTCGATAGCTACCTCATACACGCGCCTGCGTTCGGAATAAGGGATTCTCCCGCTCTCGGCCTGGGGCTTCTGTTTTTTCTCTGGCGAGAACTCCATGCCATCCTGGATCTTGCCGAAATGCTTGTAGCACAGCGAATTGAACCGCTCCACGTCCTTAGGGCTGATGGCCTTCTGCGTCCTCATCCGGTTGTCGATCTTGTATTTGATATTTGCCATCTCCTTAAGATCCTCTCGGGCCTCCTGCGGGACGTGCTTTTCCAGCTCGTGGACAAGGCTGTGGAGAAGATCGTCGCTTTCGTGTGTTCTCACTTCCACCTTCATACGGTTTCTCCCTCCATTTCTCGCTTGATCTGCTCATATGTGCCGTAGTATTCCGGCGCGGGAACAAACTCCAGCCCTCCGACCGGCTCGCCCTGGACGTTCTTATCAGCGTGTGCGGGCATCAGCGGCGCTTCCTGCTCGAGCCAGCGGCAGAAGTTAACCGCCAGGCAGACAATGCCGTACAGGCCCAGCAGGCCGGCGAATACCAAGAAAACCTTGTGCTGTATGGAATAAAGGCCGACGATGATCGCGGCCATCATCACCGTCATGATGACGGTGACGAAGATGGATTTACTTTTGCTCATTGTTCTGTTCCTCCTGATTGATGTTCGTTATCGGCGGAAATATCAGCTTCCGCACAGTAACCGGCGGGTACCCGGTTTTAACACGGACAAACGCCCCTTCATGCAGCCGCCTGTCCCGCTCGGCGGGATTGAAGGCACACGGCCAGCATCTCCCCTTGCACATGATTGGCAGCAGCTTATCCTTGTCTTTCTGCATACCGCAGGGCCTTCTCTTCAACTCTGCTCAGCCTCCTTCATCCTCCCGTCGATCTCTGCCGCTGAGAATCCTTCCTTTGCCGCCCAGTCGTACAGGTTCGCTGTTTTGTAGCCGCGAGCGTTGAAACTCCTGATTTGCTTTACGAAGAAATCCAAGCGGTCCATCCGTCCATCAGTTTGTTGATCGCCGGGCGGCGAGTTTTCCACAGGCTGCATAGCTGCGCCGGTCGGTGCGGGTTCCCCCTCAGACTCCCCTTTACTATCCTTGACTGCCCTAACTATAGACTTAACTGTACTATCCTTACCTAACCTATCCTGCGTCAACGGGTCGTCTCGTGGCCGTGACGCATCCGTGACGGGCTCGTCACATGGACGTGACGGAAGCGGGACGGGAGCGGGGGAGCTGCCAGGAATACACGGGACGTGCCCGTCTCCGGGGTTGAGGGAATAGCTCTGATTCTCGTCGTAGTACAGCTCCCGCATGAACTCTTTGTATTTGGTCTCGTGGTAGGTGTCCTTTCGGATGTAGTTGTTCATGCGCCAGTGCTTTATCACGACGACGAAGTTGTCCTTCTTCTCGAAGGTCAGAACGAACTTCTTGGCAACCAGGATCTTCATGGAATCGTTGGACGCCCCGCACGCCCGCATGATGGAGCGGGGATTATCACAAAAACCGTCGTCATCCGCTGCCATGTTCAGACGGATGTACAGCATCTGCGCCTCCGGCGGCATGTCCATAAACGGGTCTGATTCGATTATGCTCCTGGCAAACATCCGTCTCTCAGCCATGTCAACCGCCTCCTAAGAATGTATCGCGGATCTGCCCTTCCAGGTCTATCTGCTGGTCGTGGCCGGCCTTCCCGGCAAGCTTCCGCACACGCCAGAGCTTCTTGAATACCTCTTTCAGCTCGGCCGTCAGAAACCGGGAGAACTCGCTCTCGTTGGCGATCTTGATGCCATGGCTGCCGCTGACGATGATCTTCTCAAACCGCTCGGAGGCGTTGATCTGCTCGATATCGTGCGTCAGCAGCCGCCTGGCTGCGCTGTTGTGGTAGTTGGTACGGAAATAGGCCGGATACAGCTTGATGCTGTCTGTCGTCTGCTCCATGCTCGTCCACTGGTCGCCGCGTTCGAGGAGGAAGCGATAAAGCGCTTCCTGCCTCGCGGCGTTATCTTCATGCAAATACGGCATCTTTCGCATCCTCCTTCAGAAAGTCCGGGTATTCCAGATCCTGCGGCGCTTCGGGCAGCGCGGCGGGCTCGTTCACTTCGCCGGTGGTCTCGTCGACAACGGGGGCATCCTCGCCCTCAGGCAGCGCCGCATCGGGGAAATCCTGCTGTGCCAGGGCGGTTGCCAGGTTCATGGTATTGCGGTCCGCGTTGTCCTGGTACTCGATGCTCATGAGGGCATACTTGCTGCACAGACGGCGGATAACGGTTTTCCGGGCCATGGCGTCAAAGTCCTCGCGCCAGCCCTTTCCCATGAACTCGCCCTTGCGGTTTTTCCTCTCATGCTTCTCGATCTGCTTGCGGCTCATATAGATTGTCTTCTCGGCGCCGTTTTTCAGTTGGAAGTAACCGGCGTAGCCGATGATCGGCAGCTCGTCACGCGCGTCCTCGTCCTCGATCCAGTTAAACACGGCCTCGCCGGTCAGACGGTTATAGCTCACCAGCTCGCCCTCGCGCACGTCCACGGCGTCGGGGACACACTTATAGGCGCCGGTTCTCAGGCAAAGCTGCACCATGCCTTTGTAGCCGATGACGAAGGTCGCTGTCGGCTTGCCCTTGACTTTGAACGGCACGATGTAGGCATAGCCTAACGCCGGGTCGATCGGCAGGTCATAGGACGCGGCCTGCAGCGCGGACTTGATGACGCTCATGCTGCTGCTGTAGAACGCCGCCTGCAGGTCAGGGTTGTCGTTGATCATGCTGACCAGTGAACTGAGGAACTGCGGCGTCCGCTTGCCCAGCAGCTCCTCAAAACGCCGGCGCATGTTCTCGCCGTCGAGGATGCCGTTGAGCATGGTGTTAATGCTCTGCTTTGCTCTGGCCTCCGGTGCTTTCTGCTGCACGGCGGTCTGAATCTTGTTGTTTGCCATGGTTATTCCTCCTGAATCTTAATTAATGGCTCCGCCCCATTGCTCGGCCATAGCGCGTGCAATGCCGGGGAAGGTTTTGCTTCTGACTTTGCCTTTTCTGGTGTATGTATCTTCCCATGTCCGCGCTTTTCCGCTCGGCATTCTGCCATAAATCGCCGCATTATCCGGTTTCGGCAGGCTGTTTGTTTTGAGCTTCGGTAAACCAGTCAACCACAAGCAAGTGGCTTTCGTGACATATTGTTCTGTGTCCTGCTCACTGTCCGCGAACATGTACGGGTGAATAATCTGGTCGGGCTTGCGGAATGCCGTATTCATAAAGCCCACGGGGTTTTCAATGGCTTTTCTCGGGCAGTCGGCAAGCGCAAAATACATGAAAAACACCGCCGCCCTTGCCCGATCTTCCCAGCGTTTCACAACCTTTTCTGCCGCCGTACATCTCAGCGAAAAAGAACGTGTTGCGACATTCGACAAGTATGTGCAAGGCGGATGCGCGATAATCAGATCCCACTTGCCGGTGATTTCGTGTGATATTCCGTCCATAGTTTGCACTTCACAGCACCCCCCCAATATGGGGAGGCAGTCGCCCAGGATGTGCCACTCTGGATGCCCGCCGGACGGCTCCTGCAAATCGCAGCTGTACGCCTCATGCCCAAGCGCCCGAAAAGCCTTGCACACTTCCTGGCTTTCTTCGCAAGCCACAAGCACCCTCACGCCGTTCTCTCTTTCTTCTCAGTCACCCGAAACACCCGGCTTTGACTGGCATACTTGCTGAAATCAATCTCCGGGTAGTCGGCCTTGATCTTCTCCCGGTCGAGTGCGGCAGTGCGCTGCTCTTTCCATGTCACGCTCCAGCGCCCGCAGAGGCCGCGAGACGCATTCCCGAGCCGCACCTTGATCTCATTGTCGATCCCGTCGATCTCTTCCTTGAGAGCCTTCTGCTGCCCTGTCAGCGCCTTTCGGCGGTCAAACAGCCGGTCACAGTCGCCCAGATCAATGCTCTCGCCGCTGTCCTCGCTGTACAGCGCCTTGAGGGTCTCGCCGGTCGCGCTGTGTCCGTCGACAGGAGGGGTCTTCCTGGCGAGGACATAATCGCACCAGAATTTTTCTTCTGCCTGCATGAGGGCCGCGATCTCGTCCTCGTCGCGGTCGATGGTGAAGGTCCGAAACTCCCGATTCCCGATCAGAACAGCCAGATACCAGCGCGCCTTGCCGGTCACGGCTAAGTAATGGCAGCACTGACAGAAATAGTTGTCCGGATACTCCCCGTTCTTGAAGCGCTTCATGTTCAGCTCGCTGGTGGTCTTGATTTCCAAGCCTGCGTCTTCGCCCACCACAAGCCGGTCAACATTGGCGATCGCCCACGGGTATTTATCGTTGACCAGGCTCAGATTGCAGCGGCGCACGGTCTTGCCGGTCTCCTTCTCAAACTTCTTTGCGACGAACTCCTCCAGATAAGTGCCGACCTCTGTGGCGAGATTGCCCTCGAACTCGGGCAGGTTCCCGGTCTTCTCAGCCCACAGGCTGAACGGGGAAGCAAATGGATTCAACCCCACCACAGCGGCGGCGTCACTCCCACCGATGTACTGCTTGCGCAGTGCCAGCCATTCCTCCCGGCCATTGGTCTTGATTTTTGTGATCATGTCTACCTCCATTGGTTCACTCGCCCGGTCTTCGGGCGTCTGTTATTGGCCTGTTCTTTCGCTGTTGCCCAGCGGCAATTGTCCGGGGAATAATTCCCGTTGTTGTTGATCCTGTCGATGGTCAGATCCTCCCGGTATCCGTTGGCAAATGCCCAATCCCGGAACACGGCAAAATCTCTCCATTCGTCACAGACCTGTATACCCCTGCCGCCGTACCTGGTATAGCTATGGCAGTGCGAGTTGTAGCACCGCGTATGCATCCCGGACCAGATCCGGTACAGTCTGCGCGGCTCCTGCCCGTGTGTCCTTTTGGCCTTGGCCCGCGCGTTCTCGCATTCGTGACGGTAGCAGCCGCAGGACTGTGTATACCCGCGTCGTAGATTGCTGCCATACACAGCGGTCTCGTTTCCGCAATCGCACAGGCAGTGCCAGCGTGCCATACCATTCACTGTGTCGTGATAGCCGACGACAGTCAGTCGTCCAAACCTTTGGCCGGTCAGGTCAATCCTTGTTGTTTTTGACATTTGCGCTCCTTTGTGTTAAGCTGTCTATAGCATCTTTTTCCTTGCCGTTCTCCACGCCTGCCCGCGGGAGAGCGGCTTTTTTATTTTGCTGCCGCTTCCAATGCGTCCTCGTAGGGGATGCCGAGCACGTCGCAGTATCGCAGCAGCATACCCACGTTCCAGTCCCGTCCTGGCTTGTTCATCTGGACGCGGGCATTTTGCGGCGTGCAGCCGATCTTGTCGGCGATCTGTACGCTGGTCATGTTCCTGGCCTTGCGATAGGTCCGGAACAGGGCGGCCAGCTCGTTGACCTTCGGCTTGATCCATTTGACTTTAGGCATTGACTTCTGCCTCAGACGGGATAGGGCAATCCAGCGGGTTCACGCCGATCACGCGGCACACGGCGATAAACTCGTGCACCTGAATGTTTCTCCGTCCTGTCAGGCTGAGGGAAAGCTTCTGCGTCGTGAACTTCGGGACGCCTGCCCGCTCTGCAATGAAGCTCTGCTTAATGCCTTTGCTGTTGATCTGTTCGGAAAGCCACTGCTCTGGGGTCATGTTCTATCACCTCCATTCATAATGTCGTCAGCCACAAGCACGTCCGTCAGGAACTCAGGGATAACGTAAATCCCAGCCTGAATACAGATTGCGTACTGCATCTTGGCTATGGTGTTGATCGCGCTGCCCTGTTCCTTCATGGTCTTTGTAAGCACCTTCAGCAGGTTTGCCACGCCGCCGTGGCTCTGCGGCAGTTTGCCTTTCTTGGCCAGTTCCTGCCCGGTCTTGCCTACAAGCGCCTCGGTTTTCTCCATGAACCTCTTCCTCCTTTCTGCGAAGAACGCGAGATAATCATCGTGCATGGCGTCATAGGTGCCGCACTCCCGCATTGCTTTTCGGATATCCCCGCCGTATTTGCAGCGAATATATCCATCGATAATCCGGTCGGACTTCTCGTTGAACCACAGCCACGATTTGCTCAGCTCAGATCCGGGGCGGTATGTCCGGTGATCCAGACGCTTGTGCGGCAGGTAGTTCCAGCGGATGCCGGTGTCTGCGTTTGTGAAAAAGTCTTCCCACGGGTCTACCCTCCGGCCCCATCTCTTGCCTTCCGGGTAAACAAGCGGTGTCCGGTCGCGAATCGCGCAGCAGGCGTGCCACAGCTCGTTATGGCACAGTTCTTCGAGCATTACGGTTTCGCCTCCTTCTTTGGGTGTGCTGCCTCGTAGATTTCGCAGTTATCAGGATCGCGCTTGTCGTCAGGGCAGACAGCGCAGCCTTCGCACCATTCCATTTTCTCTTCGTACAGAAAATCCTGATAGTCCTGGCATTCATCCCGCGCAACGCAGGTCTTGCAATCGTCGCGGTCGATCTCCGTGCAGTAAAATCCCTGCTTTGTTACCATGTCGAGCCGGTCCTGATCGTCGTTCCAGTCCATTTCATCCTTGCCGCGGTAACAGTCGTCGAGCGCCGGTGCTCTGCGGCACCTTATATCCCGCCAGTCACTATCCTCGAACAAAAGAGAATGAAGAGCTACGCCGATTGCCTTGCCTCTCGTCGCCGCAAAGACAACGATGGAACCGTACTCCATCTCAAGGTCTTTCACAGCACAGACATACGCTTTCTTTCCGTCCAATAGTCTTACCTCCTTTCTTTCGGGGTGTGGGCTGGATATGGCCCCAGCCCAAGCCGCCCGTTCCTGCCTTTTTTCAGGGTTAGTTTAGAACGGAGCCGAAGGCAGCCATTCCCTTGGTGACGGGTGACGGAGTTGAACCGCACGGAAGGAGCCTACCCTTTCGCTCACCGAAGCCCGTCATTTGGAATAGGCCATGCCGGGGTAGTCCCGGATGGCAAAGCGCTTGATCTGTCCTTTGTCCCGGTAGGTCAGGAACTTGTTTGCCGGGTGATCCCGGAAGGCCACGGTGCAGATAATCGGCTCGTGACCTTCCTTCTCGATCTTCACGGTCTCGCCCACCTGAAGGGCTTTGACTTCCTCTGCGGTCATACATCCATGCCCATGCTGTGATACGCCCAAAACCTGCCGTGCCGGAAAATGATCTTGAACCAGTTCGTGAATATCTGCCCGGTGCAATCGTACATGGACGGGCGGCACTCGCGGTATTCGGTGTCCATGAAGTAATCATGAGCGCCTTCCTTGGTCTTGATCCGCTCAGGGAGAGGAATAAGAACGATGCAGCTGTCAAAGCCGTTGTCCCGGATAATCCTCGCCTCGTCAATGGGCTTGTGGTTGTACTCGCGAATCTCGCGCTTGAGATTGCGCACCTGCTCACGCAGGATTCTCTCCTGATCCGGTGTTTCCGGCTTGAGGGAATTGTAGACGTCGATCATCTGATAGTTGATCTTGAGCTCGCGTGTATTCCTGATCGCCATTGTTGTAGCCTCCTTGTTTGTATTAGAAACTCAGAATCTGATGATATAATAATATGCGGTTCTAAGAATGTCAAGACTTTTTTTATTATTTTCTAAGAGTTTTTCTTGATTGTTTGGAATACTTATTGTAAAATACTAATAGAAAGGGGTGGTTCAGTAATGGCGATGTACACAAAGAAGCAAATAGCGGACCTATTAAAAGACAAGCGCCTCGAACTCGGATTGACCGGGTTGGAAGTTGTCCAGCGTCTAAAGCAGCAATACGACATCGACCTTTCAGACAAAACGTTGTATGGATATGAAAGAGCTGTCAGTTCACCGAACGTCCCGCTGTTCCTTGCGCTTTGCAGAATATACGGAATTGAAGACGTTGCCGGTTCTCTGGAAAAGGCAAAGACGCGCCGGCGCGCATTAACAGTTACAGAAGAACGGCTTGTGACATATTTCCGGCAGGCTTCACCGGAAGCGCAGGAGTTGGCACTTAAGATGTTGAAACCCGAAGAGCAAGATACCGCTTTATCGGCAGGTTAGTGAAATGAATACTGGTGTGAAATTTATCTTGGCGGTCCTTCTCCTGTTCGCCTTTTTCGCCGGCGGTTTCTGCCTCGGCAGATACGAAATTCCGCAGGAGATGTTTGAGGAATCCTATTCAGACGGATATGAAGATGGCCTGAGCGACGGAGAATGGGACGCAGACGCGCGCTATGCTGCCGGGTATGCAGATGGTCACCGGGAAGCGGAAAGCCACAGCGAGGCGTATTATGAGCTTCTCAGGCAGGCATATCAATCAACCGGCGGCACGGGTGCCGGGTTCAGCACGGATGCAGACGGCAATGTGCATGTGGAAGAGACCGCGCCGAACGGTCAGAAGGTGAAGGTGCCCTTTACGCCATGATCTGCCGATACTGTGATAAGAAAATCGCCGACGGCTCTATCTTCTGTTCCTTCTGCGGGGAGCGCCTCGCCCGGAAGAAGAAGGGGAAGAAGGAGACGGTCAAAGTCCCCGAGCCGCGGCAGCTGCCCTCCGGATCCTGGACGGTCCAGCTGCGGAAGGAGGGCGTCAGCATCACCGAGCCGACGCGGGAGGCCTGTCTCGAGCGCGCCCGTGCCACGCGCGCCGGGTATGTGAAAATAGAAAAAGCCCCGCCGAAGCGGAGCCTGGGCGAGACGATCGACAAGTATATTGAGGACAACAAAAATCTGATCAGCCCTTCCACGCTGAACGGCTATCAGTCGTACCGGAAGACGCGCTTCAAAGCCTATATGTCCGAGGATATCAGCAGCATTAACTGGCAGCAGATGATCAACAGCGAGGCCGAGCGCTACGCGCCGAAGACGGTCGGTAACGCATGGGATCTTGTCCGTCTGTCTCTGGATTACGCAAAATTCCAGCGGCCGGAGATCAAACTCCCCAAAAAGCGCAAGGCAAAGCGGAAGTGGCTGGACTATGAGCAGATCCAGACCTTTTGTGAAGCCGTGAAGGGTAAGCCGTATGAGGTCGGCGCGCTCCTGGCCCTGCACGGCTTGCGCCGGTCGGAGATCCTGTTTCTCTCCGCGGAGGATATAGACGCCGAGAAGGAGATCATCGACGTGCACGGTGCGCGTGTCGTCGGAGAGGGCGGGAAGATGGTGGATAAGGACTATAACAAAACGCTGGAATCCACCAGGACCGTCCATGTCGTTATGCCGCGCCTTATGGAGCTGGTAAAAGGGAAGCAGGGGAGACTCGTCACCACGAATCCCACGACGCTGTACGGCAGCATTAACCACCTGTGCAAAAGCCTCGGCCTGCCGGAGGTCGGCGTGCACGGCATGCGCCATTCCTTTGCGAGCCTCGCCTATCATTTGAAATGGTCGGAAATGACCACCATGCAGGAAGGCGGCTGGGACGATCCGACGATCGTACATGAGATCTACACGCACCTTGCAGCCCAGGATGCTAACGCGGATATCGAGACCATGAAGGCTTTCTATAACGGACAAAATACTAACAAAATTACTAACGAAAATGAAAAAGTACAGGAATAAAGCCGCGTATAGCGGTTTTACAATGGGTTCGAGTCCCGTACGGGTCACCAATAGAAAAGTGCGAGAAATGATAAGTTTCTCGCACTTTTTGTTTGCTTTTCTTGCATTTTCAGCATTGATTATTAGCTATTTTGCCGCGCGTTGCTCACGCGAGAAAGCCACGATTCAACACTGAAAGCACAAAATAAGCGGCGTTTTTACTAACGGTTTTACTAACGAAGGATCAGCCCTTGTCGCCGTCCTCTTTCGCCCCGGCTATCGGCGCGGCCTCTTCGGCTCGGCCTTTGAGGACCCGCGCTCCGCTGATCAGCCAATCAGGAATCGGAGCACCCAATTTTTTTATATTCTCCAGAATTGACCCGACCTCGGTGAAAAAATACCATGCTGTCACAATGAGCGTTATGTAATTTCCATACGGGATCCGTCCGTCGAAAATGGCGGCGGCCTCGGTGTGCAGGATGACCGCGATCGCGATATCGCAGAGGATCGCGACGAGCAGCGCGACGATCTCGCCGAGTTTATGCCACAGTCCCTCTCTGGCGAGCTTGCTGGTCCATTCCCCTGCCGCCTTGGCCGCGGCGGTGCCGGTGACGTAATCGAGCGCGATCGTCACGATCAGCAGAAAAATGGCCCAGCCGACCCAGCCCCACAGAGCGGTCCCGAATGCGACGATTGCCGCGAGCAGTGCCTTGATTTCCTGAGCTTTCGATGGTGCATTCATGATTTTTACCTCCAATTTTTGTTGATCAGCTCGGCAAAGGTCTGCGGATCGCAGATGCCGTTCGCCGGGAGACCGATGCGTTTTTTAAATTTGTTGACGGCCGCGACCGATGCCGGACCAAAATCGCCGTCATAGACGCCGCTGATCGTCAGGCTTTTCGCCGGCGCGCAGTTTTTGAGTGCGAGCAGCGTCTGCATAAGGCGCACATAATATCCGCGATCGCCCTGCCGCAGTTCCGGGAGGAGGCACACGGTCGCGTAGATCGTGGTGTCGGCCAAATCGTCCTGCTCGCGCGCGGCCGGGACCGTGCCGCCTCCAAGATAGCGGAGGCAGCAGTCCCAGGGGAAGGAATAGAACGTGCCTGTGCGTATCTCGTTTCCCTGGTCGCCCGGCTCGGGATGACCGCCGGCCGTGCTGGCCCAGACCATGCGGCCGCTGCCGAGCGACATGGCCGCATGATCGCGCTCATTGAGAAGGATATCACCGGCCTCGCAGCCGGCGCCGGTTACCAGATTGACAAGGGCGCTCACGTCGGCAAAGCCGCAGGCGAGGAAGGCCGCCTTCATGTTTCCCGTGTAGCTTGCGCCCGCGTCTTTGACGGGGACGCCGACCATTTGCCAGACGTGGATCAGAAAGCTCGAGCAGTCATAGTCCGGCCCCCAGCGGTTCGCCTGGCTATAGCCGTTCGCGGGATCGTCCGCGATCGCGACGGCAAGCGAGCAGGCCGCGTCTATGGTCTGCTGCGCTGTCACCGCGTCCGGCCCGTCGTCATCGATCAAGCCGGAGTATGTTTTCTCGTCTGTTTCCATTTCCCCCTCCATTAAACTAGTTTCTTTACAAATTTAAAGTGTCCTTTAACATATTTTTCATCGTTATATAAGCGTCTTAATAAACTCTCTAATTTGCGGATAAATGTATTTTTGACCATAGATATTTGGGTGCAGTCTGTCAGGTGAATCTGCGGAATTGCACAGGAAAAATGCTTGGTTCATTACATCATCCCAAGGGCGAAGTCCTGACGAATGATACAGGTCAAGAAAAGGCACACCATAATCATTACAGATAGCTTTAATTGCCTCTACCAATCTTGACATATTATTGGTATCATCTGACGGATTAAATGTGTACCCAGAAGTTACTGCTGGGAGTGGTGAGATAACGGCTATTTTTGCGAGTGGCGCATTTTCGATAATTATATCCAGCAGTTTTTTAATGCATGCACAAATAGAATTAGAAGTTACAGCAGTCATATCATCACCTTCAAATACATCATCTGGTGTTCCAAAGATAGTGTCAAATGTTCCTCTTGTGCAATCATTTACTCCACCCATTATTGTGATTACATCACATTGCGACAGCTCTGCCCTATTTCTGTATGCAGTTTGATAAAAAGCATTGCCGTTGTCGTCCCTGTTTTTATAGCCAGAACCACCAATGGCATAATTTTTTGTGATTATACCTGTTTCAATTCTAATAAAGTCATGATAATTTGCTGTAGCTCTAGAATTATGCTCCGTTATTGAATCACCAAAGAGTCCCCATCTTTTTTGACAAAGTGTTGTGTAAGGGAATGTTTCAAGCTGATATTTTACCGTGTCTATACAATGAACATCGACGCCATTGTCTGCTTCCGTCATAAAGACATTATCAAATCCATCAGTATATGTTCCGCCATAATTTGCGTTTGGATGCGAAATACGGCAATAGGCGGCGCCATCAGGAGCTAAATATCCCAAATTAGATACTCTTGTAGTTGTGCTTAAATAGGTTTTGTCTACGTCATACCATGCAATAGTAAAATTCCACCAGCTTGCCTTTGTATTTATTGGAGGGTTATAATTTAGTGCATACGTCTTTCCGCCAACTACAGGTATAAAATTTCCATCAGCAGTTGAGCACCAATTTTGATTTGGTGTCAACGCGCCGTTTGCCAAATAGTAATTATTAACACTGTCTCTATGCCCGTAAAGAATATTTATGTACTGTTCAGACTCACCTGTTTGTACTTTTTCTGAAAGTTCTAAAATTGCGTCTGCGTTCTCTTGAATCTGTTCCTCGTCCAAGTCAACTTTTCCGCTTGAGTCGAACTTAACAGCTACAGCACTGAGCGGACGAGATGCATTTTCATAATGGCTTAAACGTATTGTTTTGGCATTTAGTTCTTCAACTTTTTCTTTTATGCTAAACGTTCCATAGGCATAAGAATAGCCGACATGCACACCCTCGGCGTTATAATAGTGTATAGACGGCATATTAATCGTCATATAAGCGTTAACGCCTTCAGCAATCATTGTATCAGTATCAATAATAGTAATTGGCTCACTAATAGAAAGAGAATTACCGGAATTAATAATTGAGCCATCTTCTGAAATACGTTTCCCTGTTGTCCAAACAGGAATGATTGTATCATGGATGCCACCAAGTTCGGTGAAAGCGCTCTTTAACTCACTAACATCGTTTGACAGGTCCGTGTAATCCTCTGGGATAGACGCAGCCACGGCTTCGGCCGCAGCCTGGGCGGCCTCGGCGGCGGTTTTGGCTGTGTCCGCGTCGGCGGCGCTGTCGGAAGCTGCGGCGGCGGATCCCTGGGCCGCTGTTTTTGCGGCTTCGGCGGCGGCCTGGGCGGCCTCCGCGTCGTATTTTGCGGTATTTGCATATCCGGCTGATTGCGACGCCGAGAAAGCATCGTCTTCGGCCGACTCTGCGGACGCCTGGGCGTCGGCTTTTGCCGCGACCGCCTGGGCGGCGGCGGAATCTGCCCCCGCTCTTGCGGCTTCGGCCGCGGCCTGGGCGGCCTCGGCGGCGGTTTTTGCTGTTCCCGCGGCGGTGGCGCTGCCGGAAGCTGCGGCGGCGGATCCCTCGGCCGCATCCATTGCGGTCTCGGCCCTATCCTGAGCGTTCTCGGCGGCCGCCTGTGCGTTTCCCGCTGCCGTGGCACTGCCGGCTGCAGCGATTGCACTGCTGTTCGCTGTGCTCGTGCTCTCTGCCGCGGCTGCGGCGGAGGTTGCTGCGGCCTGTGCAGAGGCAGCGGCGTTTTCTTCTGACTGTTCCATGGCTTCTCTTGCCTCGGCGGTTTCTTCCAGGACCTGATCGGCCTTGTCCTCCGCACGGATGGCAGTGCGGACTGCTTCGGTTGCAGCCTGCTGTACCTGATAGCTCCACTCAGGGGTTGGGTCAGACGGGTCCGGCTCCTCCGGCTGTGTGCCGTCATAGATAAATCCCGCCTTGCCGATAATCGTCGGGATGACTGTTTTGCCGTAGGCGTCGCGCCCGTATACGCCCAGCATCAGATTTCCGCCAGGCGTTGTCAGCACTTCCGCCGGCACCACGCAGGCGTCGGTGATCAGCGCCACTTCGACTTCCTCTCCCGAGCCGCTGAACACGGCAATGCGTGTCAGGCCGTCCCAGGTCTCGTCAAAGTCAAACGTGACCGGCAGCCCCACGCTGCCAGATGTGATCGGCCACAGGGGGATGATGTTGATATATCTGTCTCGTACAATAACTTTTATCATGGCCAGCACTCCTTGTTGATCCTCTGCCTATAGCATAAATAAAGAGACGGGGAATGTTAATCCCCGCCTCCAAAGATTTTTTCAATGCCTCCCGGACCAGTAATCAAAGCTGCGAGCCCAGCCTTGTGTATTCCACACGGCCGAGGCCTGCCCGTAGGACAGTTCCCCTCTGTTGATGGCCGAGCGGAGAGCATAGCCCAGCTCGTCCTGTTTCAGGCTGTCGTTGCCGTCGCTGTCTGCGTTGACAAGGATCTCCGTAAACCGGTCAAGGCTCATGCTGTCGGAAAGCTGAGATTCCCACACGCCATAGGCGGCCTGCTTCTTCTCGCTGCCGTACAGGGGAGCCGCCGAGCGGAAGCCCTCATAATCGCTGACGCCGGTCGGTGCGGCCTCCGGGGTGAACAGCATCCGGTTGTCTGCTGCCGGTGCCGGTGTGAAGCTCTGGCGCGTCGTGGCTGTGGCCGTCGCGGTGGAGGCTGCGGCGCCGCCGCCGTTCTTTGATGCCCATTTCTGGAAATCAGTCTTCCACCCCTGCGCATTCCAGATCGCTTCTGCCTGCTCCTGCGTGATGCTCCTGCGCTCCAGTTCCCGGAGAAGAACGGGGCCGATTTCCGCCTGTTCCACGCCGTCGCCGTCCGCGTCCGCCTCGGTGTAGATCGCGTTATAGGCGCTCTGACTGAGGCCGGTTCCCTCCACAAAGGTCTTGAATCCCTCGCGCTTCTTCCTCTCGGCTGCCCGCTCGTAGGTCTTCAGCTTCATGTTGGGTACGAAGTAACCGACGGTGTTGTTCCAGATGTCTTCCAGCTCGCGCCACGCCGTCCCGAAGGGGATGCCGCTCAGGTTGGCCGCGCCGCGAATCAGGTTGTACACGACGCCGTAATTGGTGTAGTTGGTCTTGTTGCCGGTCACTTTGTCGATAATGATCTTCATGGCCTTGTCGATGTACTTCAGGTACATGCTCAGGCCGGAGGAAATATCATTGCCGTACAGGTCAAGGCCGATCTTCTCAAACACGCCCGCGTAGTCCATCCATCCCTTGATAACTTCGTAGAGTTCCGACACGATGGGGATTTTCCCGAAGGGGGCCAGCTCTTCCACGACGTTGCCCTTGAAGGCGTTGACATACTTCTGCAGGTAGTTGTTCAGCCAGTTTTCACTGTCGTACTCGTCGTCGTCGCGCCATGCGTCAATCACGGCCTGCATGGCCGACAGAATCACCTGCCCGACGGCGTACACGGCGGCGGTCTTGGCGATATTCCCGCCGTTGCGCCTCCATGCCTCGCTGCGGCTCATGCCGCGCTGGATGTCGTCGGTGTACTTGAAATGCGCATCGGCTAGCATCGACATCGTGGCCGAGGGTTCCGACATGAAGGATCCGAGCTGACGGGCAAGCCCGCCCTTGCTGCGGAGGAATTCACTCTTCGTCAGCAGGCTGTCCACAACCTGTGTTTTATAAATGACTTCCTCGAACAGATCGGTCACGGCCTTCATGTACTCTTCCTGCGTACTGTAGTTGCTGCGCTTTACGCTGTCCTTGGCTGCGTACCACATAGCCGCCCATGTAAACCGGTCGGCGTACTCCGCGCCCTTGGTGCCCACTTCCATCACGTTGTCGAGAACAGAGGGGTTCTGCTTGATAAGCTCTGTCAGGCCGCGGCTGATATTGGTGTCATAGAAGCCCAGCGCCTTCCACGCGGCAATGCCGCTGTGCTGCTCCATCTCTTCGGCCAGCTTCCGCATCTGCACGATGCTCATGCCGAGGCCCTTTGACAGTTTGGCCGGGGAAAGAATCATGGCCGCCCTTGTGATGGCCGTCGGCTGCTGTACCACGACGCGCAGGTTATAGGCAATCTGCGCTCCGTTGAAGCGGTGCAGCATCTTCAGCATGGTCGTGTCGTAGGGGTCGCCCTGCGCCGCCGTGCCGTTGTAGGCGCGAATCAGGTTCAGGACAAAGCTCTCGGCATAGCCCTTGCTGCCGCTGCCTGCCCGCTCGTCCACGGGTGCGCCGAATGCGGAGGACAATTTTGTCCTTACCGAAGTGGTGTCGTTCTTATAGTTGAACCATTTCAGCGCGTCCAGCACGGGCAGCGCGAAGCTGCGGTACTGCGTCATGCTCGCCGTGTGGTTGGCGAACACGTCAAAGATGTTGTAGAGGATGATCCGGTTGCTCGCGTTCTCCTTCAGCTCCTTGGTGAAGCCCATGTTGAGAAGCGCGTACAGGCCGGAGTTGTCCGGGCTTTCGTCTGCCGTCGCCGGGAGATACCGCCCGTCGCTGTTGATGGGGAAATAGTTCTCTTCGCCGAACTGCTCCACGTCGAAGCGTTTCATGGAAACGTAGTTGCCCCAAGTGGCGCATTCCGTAGACATATACTTTTGCAGCGCGTCGGCAACTTCCCGCTGCCGGGGGCTGAGGCTGGAAATCATCTGCTGCACGTCGTCCAGGCTGACAAGGTGCCCCTCGTCGAGCTGCACTTTGCCCTTCTCCGTGTAGTTGGCCACGCGGATGCCGTCCCCGTAGATGTGCGTCAGCGCCTGCGCCCTCTTGTTCAGGCAATACAGGCTCATGATGTGGGTAATCGGAAGGCTAATCTTCTCGCCCCCGGAGAGGGTGAAGCTCTTGATCGTCTCGCCCCACGTCTTGACTTCCTTGGCCGTATAGGTCTTCTTGGCGAAGTCGATAATGCGGTTGGCAAGCCGCGCCTGCGTGGCCTGCCCTTCCCGGAACTCCTTCTCGATGCTCTGCCCGCCCTTGCCGAAGTGCTCGAAGGCGTAGGAGGGCCGCATGTAGTCGAAGCGCAGGAATTTATAGATGGTGCCGCTCTTCTTGGATTTCTCAAACGGCGTCAGGTGCTCAATGGTCTCTTCGCCCGCGTCGTAGGTGTGCTGGAAGACGGCGTTGTTGTGGAACATGTTCATGGTCGTGATGAACTTCCGCAGGGTTTTCAGCGTCTGTGACAGCTGCTTCAGCTCTGCCGCGCTCATCTGATTGACCACAAACACGCCGGATTTGTCGCCGATATACTGTTCCGTCTTCCGGATCAGGGCCTCGAAGTTTTCAATGAAGTCGGCGGGGAGGTCGGCATACCCGGAGTAAAGCCCCTGAGAATCCACGTTCGCCTTGATGGCGTCCCGCATCTTCTTCATGTTCTTCAGATACCGTTCGTCGGCCTTGGTGGTGTCCAGCCCGCTCGTGCGCAGGGCCGTCTTGCTCATGAGGTTGATACTCTCCAAGAAGTCGGCCACGGTCTTCTGAATCTCTGCCGGGACGTGCTTGCGCATGTCCTTGTTGCTGGGGGAGACCAGCCACTTCCGGAGGGTTTCAACCTCTTCCCGCACGCGGTCTCGGTATTTCCGGGTGGCCTCGCTCTGGTTGCGCCGCTCGCGGTAGCGTTTCAGGCTTTCTTCCCCGCGCCGCCGCTCTTCCTGCTCCACGACGCCCCGCGCCTTCTGAAGCACGGTTTTCAGTACGTCCTTGTTCTCAAGACTGAGAAGGCCGTTTTCAAGGCTCTTAATCTTAGAATCTAAGACACTCATGGCAGCACGAATCCTGTCGGCTTCCGCGCGGGAGCCTCCTTTCGTGAACTGCTGTTCCTTATACTGCCGCCCCAGCTCTGCCCGCTGATCCTGCGCATCCTGCAGGCGGTTAAGCCGCTCGTTGAAGATCCGCAGCGCGTCCTGCTCGCCGGGGGTGAGGGAATCGACATTGATCTCTTCTGCTGCCATGCGCAGCACGTCGCGGTCGCTGATACTCTGCTGCCGGGTTGAGTATTCCTCGCCGCGCTCCACGACGTTGGAGACAGGGTTTGCTTCCAGAAGCTTATCAAGAAGCGCCTCGCCCTTCTCGTTCATCGGGATAAAGAAACGGTTCTGATAATTAATCCGCTCCATCATCATGTCCGGGTATTGCTGCTGCACCGCGAAGGCATTGAAGGGCTGCTCGTATTCGAGCCGCCATTCTCCGCTGACGCGGCTGCGGTGGATCTTTGCCCGCTGATAAGTGAGGTTGAAAACGACATTGCTGCCGGCTGCCTTCTGCATTAGGGTTTTGCCTGTGAAGGTCTCTTTCGTCCGGTTGACGTCAAAGCGCCGGAGAACGTTGTCGATCTGTTCAGGGCTGATGATCCTGCCGAGGTAGGCCTTGCCGTCGTCGGTAATCAGCCGCTGCACTCTGGCAATGCCGTCGTTCTCGATCCTGTCCCACACGGGCAGGAGGGAACCCGTCAGCATGTGCTTGACTTCCTCGTTGTATTCCGGGACTTTCTTCACTTCCTCGGCCCAGGCGGAATCCCATTCCTCTTCCTGGATGGCCTCGGCGTTCTTGGCAAAGGTGGTGTCTATCCATGCGCTGGTCTTAGCCATGTTGGGGGACCGGAGTCTGTACTGCTTGTGAACTTGCCCGTATTGGTCGGTCTTGTCCGGCATTTCAAACACCGCACGCACGTCTCCGCCCTTGGTTCTGTACAGGCCCATGAAGGTTCTGCCCCAACTGGTCTTCTTCACTTCGGCGACGCTCGCTAAGATGTCCGGCTTGGTGTAGACCTTCGCCTGCACGTAATGGGTCTCTGCGCCGGTTCTCTCCTGTTTGTAAATGATCTTGTCGTCAAGAATTTCGATTTTGTCAGCCCTGACGTTCTCCATGCCACGGTCGAGCGTCCCGGCTTTGATGGCCGCGTCCATCTCTGCTTCGTAGATGTCGATAAACGCATCGAACACACGGTTCTGCTCGTCCACTTCGAGGGCAAGGATACGGTTCAGGAATTTGCTAATGTCCCGCGCTACGGTGTCGTTCATCTTGAACTCGCCGTATTCCCCGGTGAACTTCTCCAGCAGTCCCAGCTTTTGCAGCACGTCCCGCCCGTCGATGCCTTCCAGCTTGTTCTTGCCAAGGCGGTTATAGAACTCGCGCAGGCTGTCTCTGGCAAGATCGGTTTCGAGGTTGTCACTTGCGCCGAACATGCCGCTGCCGGTGTCGCGCTGTCCCTTGGTGAGTGCGCCCAGCTGGTCAAGCCTTCGGGCTATGGTGGAGGTGAAACGCTTCTGCCCTTTGATGTCGGTTGTTACCAGCTTATAAATTGGCGCGCTGGCTTCGTTGCTGCGGTGAGTGCGCCCGAAGCCCTGTACAGCCTTGGAGGCCTCCCAGCCGGGCTGAAGGACATAATGCACGCGCTGCTGCTGGTTCTTCGCACGGAGGTCTGCATGATAGCTCGCACCCGTGCCGCCGGCTGCGGAGAATACAAGGATCCTCTTGTCCCCGTTCTGGAACGCGCTGATATCGGCCACTCTGGAAGACTTCGACCGGGATTCCTCCACGCGCTTGATGCTGCCGTCTGCCTGCTTCCGGGGAACGACGCGCCGGGTGCGCCCGGTGATCTCGGAAACGTTTTCCGTGCCAAAGGCATCGAACAGCATTTCGAGTGGGCCGTCCGGGATGCTCATCTGGTTTACTTCGGCAATCAGGGCGTCCCGCTTGGCGACAGCCTTCTTATCAATGACAGGCTCGCCCTTGCTGTTGGTCACGGGGCGGGAGCGGAGGTTGCCGTCCTCGTCCTCGTATTCCTCAAACTTGGTCACGGGGTAGCACTTCATGAGGTAGTCGATCAGGGTGCCGCGCGGGGTCAGGTCCATATCGTCAAGCTCGCCGTTGTTGGCCTTGATATCCGCAATCTGCCGATCGGCCTCCGCTTGGTTGGTGTTGACGATCTGGAGGACGCAGGACTTCCCGTCGGCAAGCTGCCTCTTCATGTCGGCAATGACGCTCGGCATGGACATGGAGGTAAGAACCTGATTATAGAATCTCTGGATCGCGTTGAAATACTGGCCGATGGCATTCTGTTTGGCCTGCGAATTGTGCTGCGCCCCTGTGTCAACAAGGGATTGCTCCACGCTGCGCATGGTATTCTGCCACGCGCGGGACATGGTGTTGTAAATCTGCCTCTGCACGGGGTCGAGGTCATGTTGTATGGTGTCGTACTCCACGCCGTTATAGCTGATGCTTCTGGCAACATACATGCCCATGGACTTCATATCGCGGACAACCAGTTCCATGGCCGACAGTCCGGCGCTGCCGATCTTGCTGACAAAATCATTCACGTCCGCAAATGCCGTGCCCTTGCCCCACAGCCCGAGGCGGGAGGCGAAGGCGAGGCCGGAGACTTCTGTTGCAGCTGTCGCCGAGACGTAGATGACGCGGGCGTTTGGCAGCCGCTTTTGCAGCTCTACGGCGGCAATCGCTTTTTGGCTGCCAGGGGATTTACCCCGCGCTCCGGTCTTTCCTAAGAGGTTGCCCATGTTGTGGGCTTCGTCGAAGGCAATCACGCCGTCGAAGTCTTTTCCAAACCAGTCTACAAGCTGGTCAATTCGGGACAGGTTGCCCTTCTTCGTTTTGACGGTATCATAGGACGTGAAGACGATACCCTCCGGCTTCTCGATCTTCGCGCCGAGTTTGACTGTGGACAGGTCTTTGATATCTTCTTTCCCTCTGCCGCTGATATCCGTCCAGTCTCTGATTGCGTCCGGCAGGAGCTTGGTGTTTTCTGAGATCCAGATTGCCTTCTTGCGCCCCTGCTCGAAGTTATCGAAGATAATGCCGCTGATTGTGCGTCCCTTTCCGACGCCGGTGCCGTCTCCGATGAAGAAGCCGCGCCGCTCGCCGTTCGGGAGTTTCTGCTCGTGCGCCTGCCCCGCATAAGTGACGGAAACAAGCTGTTCTGTGGACAAAGCGCCGGTTTTTGTGATACTGTCCGGCAGCTTCGGCGTATAGGTAGCTTTCGGCATTTCGACAGCGCCCATAGCCGCGCTTTCCACAAGCACAGCCGGGTGCGGTTTGCTGCCTTTGATGGGGATATCGGGGGGCCTGTACCCGGTATAGACGCCGTCGTCTGTTACCGGGTCCGCGCTTACCTGTCCTCCGCGTGCAGGCTCGGACTGAGATCCGCGCCGTTGTTGTTCAGATTGTCCGTGAACATCTGCAGCAGTTCCAGCTGTGCCGGCGTCAGGTCGTAGTCCTTCGCTTTGTTCAACTGTTTTTCTGCTTCCTGACTTTTTCTTATCAGGTCGCTGCTGCTCCACGGCTCCCCGCTCACGGGCGCCAGCATCCGGTACAGGTTTCGCGCCTCGCTCGGCTCGCTGTACGTCAGCATTTCCAGATTCGCCGCCTCTTCCGGCGTCAATCCGGTCTCCTGATTCAGCCCTTCCGCTGTCAGCAGGGTTTGTCTCAGCCATTGCAGGAGATACAGGCTGTTCCTCTGCGGGTTGGGCAGCAGATTCAGGATTGCTTTCGACAGGGGAGATTCGTTCAATTTCTGCACTTCTGTCATTTCGGGTGCCCTCCAATGCTTTTATCGCGTCCACAAGGTTTTTGTAGCTGCCTGTGAACGTCCTGGCCTCTCCCTGCGGGCCCACCTTGTCTATCACAACGATCTGCACGTCAAAGGTGGTCCCGTATTTCTTGTAGTTTTCGCCGTCAATGCCGATGTTCGCCCGGATGGTGTACTCTTTGCGGAGCCTGTCCCAATACTTGCCGTACTTGTCGTCGGCCATGCCTCGCCCCAGGATCGCCACAAGGCGCCCGTTTTCGGCCAGCCTGTCAAGCGCGGAGTTGATGTGCGCCTCGGCATTGCTGGTCTTGTTCGTCGTGGTCCTGCCCGCGGTGGAGGAAAACGGCGGGTTCATGATAACTGCCGTCGGCCGGATGTCGTCCGGCAGGATGTCGTGGATGTGCTCTGCGTTCTCGTTGAAGATGTGGTCAAAGCCCATTGCCCGCAGCACTTCCAGCCTCCGCTCCGATAGCTCGTTGACGGTGACCTCCGCGCCCCATGCCTTCGCAAAGGCAGCAAGGCCGCCGATGCCGGCGGAGGGCTCCAGTACGTGGTCCTGCGCGTTGATGTTTGCCGCCCATGCCGCAATATAGGCAATGCTCGGCGGAGTGCTGAACTGCTGATACTCCAGTTGCTCCTTTGTCCGCACGTTCTGTGTGGGCAGCCTGTTCACGATCTCCAGGGCCTTTTCCACGCCCTTGGCCGCGTTGTCGATGGTCCCGGTGTTGTAATACTTCATTACCTCCAGGAGATACCGGTTGACAGCAAGCTCCATCGCGTCGTAGGCATCCTTGCGGTTGTATGCGCCCTCTGCCTGCGTCCCGCCGAATGCTTCATCACAGATCGCGTAAAGGTCCTTGGAGGGCAGGCCCTTCCCGGTCCTCAGATACTCGGTCAGAATCCGGTATGCGGCCTTTTGGCTCGGCGTGCCCTTCTTCCACTCCTGGAGCGGGAAGCGGGACTTTGCCTCTCCTTTGGCCTCTGCGGGCTTCTCCTGGGCTTCTGTGGTGCGCGTCGGTGCGGTGGTGGGCTCTGCCTTTGCCGGGGCTGGCGTCGTTTTCGTGGCTTTTTTGACCTTGCCAGGCTTGAAGGATTTGAGCTTGCCCGGCATTTCCCTGGTGATTTTCATGGCGGGATTGATGACCGTCGCCAGCACGTAACCGATGACGTCTCCGTTCTCGTCTGTCGCGCGGATGAAGTCCATGGTCTGCGTCCTGCCGCTGAGCCAAGTGACGTTCATCTGCTTGTAGCTCATGCGCCCGCCGTCGAAGTAGTCCAGCGTGTCCTTCTCGAAGAAGAGATCCCGGCCCTCGATGTTGAAGCGGTAATACTTTGCCCCGTTGCTCAGTGTTACCTCGTCCGGCATGGTGTCGAGCGGGGTGTAATCGTCGTCCAGCGCTTCCTCCATAACCTTCTGCATGTCTCTGATTTTGGCCTTGTAGCCCTCGCTGCTCTGGGCGTATTTGGCCGCCTCTTCGGTGATCGGGATAATATCGAAGCCGTTGGAGATGTACCAATTCCCTTTGAGCTTGAAGGTGGAGGGCGGGTTTGCCTTTCTCAGGTGCGCGTCAAGCTTCCTGTCGAAAAGCACGTCCTGGGTGACCTTGGCTTTCAGTGCGCCGATAACGTAGGCCACGGCCTCGGTCTTTGTGGAGAGCGTGAACTTCCCGTCGTAGGGGACGCTGATACTGGCCTCCTTCTTCCCGGCGTAGTAGGCCTCCAGTAATTCGCGGATGATAACCGCCCGCTGCTCTGCGTTCAGCCCGCTCACGGTGCCTGTCAGGGTGATGTTGTCCGGCGTGAGCTCCTTTCTGAAAAGCCCCTGCCGGATCGCCTCCGTGTTGCTGATCTGTACCGGCGTCTGCACGCCCTTTTTCAGGCGCTGCTTGGCGG